CCGCTGCTTGGCAATCGATTGCAAAATGTTGTGCAGGGCCAGATTATGGCCGTGATCAGTGAAAGTTAAGTCCATGACGACCTACCAACCCATCCAATGCGACATAAAAAGCCTTCTGATCCTCTTCGTATTGATCTCGTGCCGCCACCGCTAACATTTCCACTTCAAACTCAGACAACGCCGCCACATTCTTCACCGCATTAGCCACGTCCACCGACGACACCTGATGCAACGGAGCCGCATGGTGTGGCTTCGTCCCGGTACTCGGGATTCGATATGACGGCACAATCTCGTTCATCGGTGGAGCGTCGGTCGTAATCAGCACTTGCCCGGTGCTCTGCGACTCATGCAGCACATGGCCATAGCCTTCGTAGGCAGACGGCATCACGTGGCAGAAATGCGAATTCATCAGGTGAATCAACTGCTGTTCAGACACCCGTCGAGCCGGGACCACATGCTCTCCAATCACCGTCAGCGGCACTCTCGCCAACTGACACCCCTGAATCACCGCATGGGTGTTCTTGAATCTGGATTTGCCTGCCACGTGCAGGAACCTCCGTTCCTTCGGAATGCCCTCACGATACAAGTCCTTGGCAATCCACCCAAGATATTGACATTTATCCCCCACTTTTGCTCGGAAAATCCGCTCACAATCATGGGTCTTCGCCAACACCAAATCCCACTTATACCCGTTCCACCCAGCAAACCACCACTCAGGATGGGGCATCACCCAGTTCTTCGGAGCCGCCCTAAAGGCTTCAGGAGCGACCACCTCATCGAAGATATTCACATCGGCTGATGGGGCGAGTAAAGGATGGGCATTGAACTGCACTCCCTGCACCGAATGCCCACGAGCTTCCAGTGCCTGCTTCAGCAACTCATAATTGCGTTGCAGACCTACGCCGTTCGCTAGATTGCTGACGATATTAAACCGCATGGGAACGCCGGGGGTAACGCCGTAGGCGGCATCGGTCGGTAGCTGGTCTTGTTGAGAGACTTCTTACTGGTCTGGTAGTCGTGGACTCGGGCCACCATCATCTGTCCTGCGGGGGCTGTTGGTACGAAACGATGGGCTTCGCGCATAGCCTGCCGAAAGAACCGAATGTCTTCTCCGATCTGAATCGACATGAACGGATGGCTACGCCACCAGATCCTGCGGTAACACATCGACGTACCCAGTGCAAACCGGGCCGGGGAGTGCGGCATGTGCCATTGGTACAGCTTCCCGTCACGCTCATCGTAGAACAGCATGTCGTGATAGCCGGTCAGGACGCCGAACTCACCCAACCGTGTGACCTGATCTGCCACCCTCTCCGGGGCACTCCAATCATCGGAATCAAAGTGACAGATATATTCGCCTCGGGACCAATTCGCACAGGCATTCCGCATGTCCCCCACCGTCAACTTCCCGAAAACCTTCGCATACCGAATGGTGGGATCGGCAGGAATCAACTTCTCGGTCCCATCATCTCCGTTGTCCACGATGACCAGTTCTTTGTGGGGATACGTCTGGGACTGATAACAACGAATAGCCTGCGGTATGAACGCCGCTCGGTTCTTCGTCGGCAGTATGCAGGAGACGAGCATGACTACTTACAAGCAGGATCGTAGAACGGATGGCGAGGTGGGGTGGTCGGACTGCCTTCAGAATGCACCATCTGGACAGGCAGGCTCCACCGCTGCACCCAACACACGGCTCCGGACCTAAGAGCCGCTGGGGCTTCCACCATAAAGTGCCAGAAGTGGTTGGTTACTGTGCTTCGCTGGCCAATAAACTGGAACCGCATGGCGTCCAGATACTCGATGGCTCGGACCTTCTTCTGAAGCGTGTTGTGAACTTCGTCGCCACGCTCCACCAACACAAGGCCCAACACAATCTCACCCGACATACCGACTCGGGCGGTGGGTCCACCTTCTGACATGGACCGCATACCTTCGTAAACGATGCCCACGGCTGGATAGGACCGCACACCCTTCAGCACATCGAGTAGGTCGTTCTCATCGTAGGCAATGACCACCTTACCCGTCAGGTTGACCGGTGGGGCGTTCAATCGCAGCAACCGTGTGCTGGCTTCGTCCAGTACCTCAGTGAGCTTGGACATTACAACAACCCTGACGTGGGAGACGCACGACCTATGGAACCAGATGCCCCTTGCTGTAATCCCTGAGCAATCCTTCGGATGATGACTCGCGCCATCAAGTCAAGGTCTTCATTGGCGAAACCTAAGAATACACGCGCTGGAAAGCCGATACCGAACTGATGCTTCTCCGCATACGAAAATCCTTGGGGCGACGTCACGTTCGTACCAATGGCTCTCGTATGCTGGCTCTCCGCATACAACTGGATGCTACGAAACAGCTTGCCCGTATCAAACAGCGTCCCACCACCCCGTCCGCTTCGCGCTCTGCGGAGTGCCGCTTGAGAGACCGGCCACGTCGATCCATCCGGAGCTTGTTGAATCAGGAATCGAGCACGTAACCGGTTGTAAATGACGGCTGCACCTTCGTCCAGAATCTTCACTGGATCAAGGGCGTCGGCCAGTCCCGCGATGGACTTCTCCAACGCAGGCTGTCCAGTGACAGTGACGGTCAGCAGCTTCATTTCTTTCGACGCTTCTTGATTTCCTTCGCCGCTTTCTCTTTAGTCGCCGTCGCAGGCGGTTCCACGATGCCTTCTGGTTTGTCTCCGGGGATCGGATGCTCAGAAGACTTGGACTCCGACTCTGACGTCTTGGTGAGATTCTGATTCTTGGGTTGCATCAGATGGACCTGAACGTGAATCCCTGTGTCCGCATGTAGGGCTGGAGCAAGATATTCGCATGGTCGGTCAGCGTCTTGTATTGATCTTTGGCTTGGGCACTTCGATTCGTGGTCTGCTGCGCGTTGAACACCATCGGGACCAACGACATGATGGCTTCGTAGATGGGGTCAGGGATCGGCTCCATCGGCACGTAATCTGGCTTCCAGTAGGCTGCGTTCGATGGTGGCGTGCCAATGGGTGGAACCGCGATACAGCGGTGCATCTTCCCCTGATACCCTGCGGTCTCATCCACTGCGTATTGCTTGTCGATCTGCCACTCATCAATATCCGTAGAGTCTGGGACTCGGGTGCCATCTTCGAACCCCGTGTCACACTGAATCCGAACGTAGCTATCTGCGTAGGTCTCGGCATCCAGATACAGATAACCCCGTGGATAGTCAATCTTCATCAGGCCCGGATCGATGGTCGCATGCGGCATGAATGGTCCACCTTCATTGCTGTAGGAGACCACCTGTACCACATCCTGCCGAACCAATCCGCTGGGAATCTCCAGACGATACAGACCACCCGGAGCGATGCCTGAGAACGACTCGGAGTCAATGAAGAAGCGACAATCCTGCTTCTGACGACGCAGCTTACCGTCAATCACACGCTCCACGTGCAACTGAGCGGCTTGGATGCCTGAAGACACCACCTCTTCAATCCCAGCCAGATCCTTGCTGAGTTGCATTCGCAGGATCACATCCTGCACGTCCACGAACAGCGGCATGGCAGGGCGTTGCATGGCTAGACCGTGACGTCTCCACCTTCGTTCTTCAGAATGTCCTGAATCTCGTCATCACTCCCGATATCGATGCGCTTCGCAGCGGGAGGTACATTGATGGGTTCGCCGGGGACCGTCACCTGAACACCCGTCGCATCCATGATCTCGTTCTTCGGAGCCTGACGCGGCTTCGGTGCCTGATACAGCTTCCAAACGGGACGCCCGGTGTCCGTCTCGGCCAGCAACTTCATGGCGTCCACAGATCGGAAGCGGTAGGGCTTACCCTTCTCATACGTCTCGCCACCCCACGTGTACTGGGTGTAGAGCGCCAATTCCAACACGGTCGTCTGCGGCTGTGCCTGTGGTTGTGCCGCAGGTTCCGTCACTGGCTTCGTCTCTGTCTTCAATGCCATTTCACCACTCCTTGGTCGAAGTATAGTGCAACTGATTGCAAAAACGAAGAAGGGAGCCGAAGCTCCCTCTCCGTCCGTGGCTGCTTGGTGATTCGTTACCGACTGCCCGTGATGCCCGTGTACTTCACCACCGCGTTGACTTCCTCGATGGCGAAGTCGATGCGGCAGGTCAGCACGACGATGAACACTCGGGCGCGAATGTCCTTGTCGTACTCGATCATGATGTTCCGCTGAATCCCGAAGATCAGGTTCATCGGATCAGTGAACAGGCCCTGCGGTCCCGGCATCAGGGCGACCGGGGTCACCTTGGAGCCGTAGATGTAAACCGGCAGCAGACCCTGCACCTGAGCGTCACCGAGTGCGGTCTGACGTGCGCCGTACTGATCGCGGATCTCGGTTTCGTTGTCCACCGACACGAAGTGGGACATGGCACTGCGGTTCCGCAGATACCGAGTCGGCATCGTTTTCAGCGCCTGCTTGACCGCCGCCTTGTCGAACACGCCACCCACGTTGGTGACGTTCGCGGTGGCCAGCTTCAGGTAGCCGTCCTGAAGAGCCAGATAGGCGTCAGCCACGTTCGCCGTGTCACCCTGAATGCCAAGCTCTTCCAGATCGAGCGCGGCACGCTCGGCCAGCAAGTCCACCACCGTCTGGTGCAACCCACCCGCGCCGGTCTGCATCGGCACGTTGATGTTGCCCTTCTCGATGTTGTCCTCGATCACGTCGTAGGGCAGATGGACTTCCGCGATGACTTCTTTCGTCGCCAAGTTCACCTGTCCCAGATCGGGCTTCACGCGATCCGAGTCAGCCAGTGGTGTGGCGCTGACCGCAGGTCGCAGCACTCGGGAGCCGAAGCCGATCTTGTTGATCTTCATCTCCGGTGCGCCCATGGCGACAGTACGGATGGAAGCCAACAGGGTGGGCTGGTCAATGAGGGTGCGAATGAAGCGGTCGGTCTGCTCCGGATTTAGCTTGCCAGCCGTCGCCAGATCCGAAAGCGCCATATCCGCTTTTTGGATTACTTCCTGATTCGTCATGTCATCTCCTGTAACAACGTGTTGGTGGTGGATCTGGTCGTGCTACTTACGACGGCGCAGAAACGCGGTGTCGAAGTTACCCGTCCGAGGATCATCGTCCTTCTGGACACGCATCCGGGCGGGGCCTGCGGGACGATCTTCTGACACCACGGGAGCGACCACCGTCGCACCCAACTTCTCTCCCAGAGTGTCAGCTTTCTTCACCACGTCGTCAAGCACTTTCTTCTGGTTGCCCTGCTCGGTGACCACCGTCTCCAACTTCGTGGTCAGTGCAGTCAATTGCGCCGTGGTGGTGGTCTTCAGGTCGTTCAACGCGGCCAAGATGGCGTTGTCGTTCTTCTTGGCCTCTTCCTCTGGCGGCGGCTTCTGGTCGTCTTCCTCATCGACCGGAGCCATCTCAGACGGCGGGTGATCCTTGATGCGCTTCTTGCGGTCCTCTTCGGACTCCTTGATCACCTTCTTGGCCGGGTTGCCGGTCATCTTCTCGCCAGCCACTTTCTCTTCCTTCTTCGGCTCCTCTTTCACCGGCTCTTCCTTCGGCGCTTCGCAAGAGCACTTCTTGACGATCTCGGTAACGGCCTCGTCCAGCTTGAACGCTTCCACCGGAAGCATGATCATCTGGTTCAAGTACTCGGCGTAGCTGGTCAGCGCGGCCTGAGCATGATCCTGTGGCGTGTCCGACTTGGAGACCTTCATGACCTCTTCGTGCAGGCCCTGTGAGGCCATCTTCAGGTCAGGGAAGAATCCGTGCTCGTCAATCTGGTCACCAATCCAACCAGATGGTATCTGGAAGTTGGCGACGGACACCAGCACTTGATCGCTCAGACGCACAAGCTGCACGTCCTTGGGCTGGTCCGTTTGCGCGAACACGAGCGTTTCGCCACCATCCGACTTCTGGACGCGATCCGTCCGGAAGCCGTGCTTCTCGATGGCGTCCAGCACTTGTTTCGCGGCGGCTTCATCCTTCTGGGCGAAGACCACCACTGCCGACACAAACGGCTTCGGTGCCTCTCCGTCCGATTTGAACACTCGCGTCAGGTCAATCCCCATTTCGCTCTCCTTCTCACGCTTCAACACTCGGAACGGAATACGTGTGGCGGCTCGGTCCACCAGTGAAATGAATCGCACGTCCGCGTCACGCAACTGCTTCAGCTTGGTCCGAAAAATCGGCATAAGATTACCTCAAGATTCGGACATTGTCCACGCTTGAAAATCGATGACGGTGACCCTGAGTATCCTGCGTATGTGTCCCGGCCACGATGACATGTGAATGCCCGTTGACCACATCCGTCATTCCACCCTTGAACTCACCCTTGTCGTCATACGTGACGAAGAATTTGTGTTCGTGGTCTTCATTCTTACTGGTCAACCCGGTTACTACCGGTGGAATCTCAATCTCCACATCCATGTCGTGCCGGGTGACCAAGGCTTCCATACTAAACCCGTTAATATCGCCCTTCTTGATGGACGCCCACAGGGCAGGGTCTGGGATGTGGACACCGATGACCCACGAACCGGGCAGGAACCGCGTATCGGAGTCATCAGCCACAAAAGACTCAACAACACTCGACCCCTGCATCAATTTGTTGCCGTGCATCAAGTCAATCTGCCCCATCTTGCCGGAGCGAATAAACTCGTGCGCCATCTTGCGAATCTCGATAGCCGTCATGTATTCGCCCTGTGCATCAGGGCGGTTGGGTGCATAGACCTCACCCAACACAATCTGGAGTTCCGCCTCCTGTTTGACGACCAGTTTTCTCTCTGACATTTTACACCCCAATTGGGTTAGCAACTGATCCGTGATTGCAATCAGTTGCCAACCCTCTTGGCTTACTACTACTTCTTCACCGGCTGCACCGGAACCGGTGGCTTATCTCCACCGGGCTTCGTGGTGGCTTCAGGCGGTGACGTCTCGCCCTGTGGCGGCACGCCCAACAGCCAACCGTAGGTCGGAGACCAGTACCACTGGTAACCGGCCAACGGACCCGGCTCACCAATGGGTTCGAACCCCGGTGCCTCTGGCGGCGATCCTCCACCCGGCCATCCACCACCCGGTGGCTGCGGCGGCTGCGGCCACGGATATCCCGCGATGGGATGCGACGGGAACGGCGGCAAGCCGTGATCCGGTCGTGGTTGCCAACCGCCAGCCCACGGTGGAAGCTGGATCGGGTGCGTCGGGAAGCCCGGTCCCGTTGACGGATACGGCGGCTGACCACCGGGGCCACCACTACCGGGCGGGTAGTAGATCGGGTGCTCCGGACGCGGTTGCCACCCCCCGGCCCACGGGGGCAACTGGATGGGGTGTGTCGGAAATCCGGGGCCTGTGCTCGGGTACGGTGGCTGACCTCCACCGGGTGGCCACACGCCACCGGGCGGTATCACAATCGGGTGGCTCGGGAATGGCGGCAGTCCTTGATCGGGTCTGGGTTGCCATCCACCCGCCCATGGCGGTAGCTGGATCGGGTGTGTGGGAAAACCCGGTCCTGTGCTCGGGTAAGGTGGCTGACCGGGCACCGATGGTTCATCGGTGAACGTCAGCATTCCAACAAACATGACAGGGCGTGTTGACATAACAGAACTTCTCCTCTACGTGGGTTACTTCTTTGGTCCCGGCCCCTTGGCTGGCTCGGCTGGCAACTGCGTGGGTTTTCCCGGTCCACTCGGTCCCGGTCCCTGCCCCGGCCTGCCGGGTCCACCCGGTCCACCGGGACGTCCAACACCCGGTCTGCCGGGAAGTCCCTGATCCGGCTTGCCGGGTTTCGAGGGTTCTTCTGGCTCCTCGGGATCGACGGGTTCGGTCGGTGGATCGGTTTCGTCAGGATCGGTGGGTAATTGACTTGGTGTATCAGTCATCGGTCGTCTCCTATGCTGGGGTTATCTGAAAAACTTGAGCACGGTGGCGTGATCCCACTTCTTCACACCCTGCGACGGAAGTCCATACTGCCTCGTCCACGCGACGGACTCATGATAGACCACGGACATCGGAAGATCCACTATCACGACGTCCATTTCCATATCATTGTCAAGGTTACCATCCTCGGCATCACGTCCGACTGCTGCGGCCCATGTATGGTGCCCATCGAGGACGTATCCATCCCGTGTGACCGTAATCTTCGCCTTCTTCGGGTCACGGTTTTTTGCCAGCATCATCCCGGCAACCTTGACCCCCTCCATCTCCGCTTGGCTGGCCTTGAGCTTACGCGCCAGCATCTTGCCGTTCGGATTGGATGAGATACCCGAGACCGCTAAGTGGTCAAGGAAGGCTTTGGTAGCATCCACCTCTCCGTTCGTATCTCTCGGGAGCTTATCCGCAGGACTCCCCGGTACGGGAGTCTTCGACTTGAACTGCGGCATCTCAATGCGGGGGATGCCGTTAGGAAATTCTTCGGTCCTAATCTTCTGGGTGCAAAACAAACTCGCACCCTTCACCGTGATATTGCACGGGTCGAAGTTAGGTGCATCTCGGCCTAGCTTTTTGGCTCTAATCGCCATCTCGCCCAATTGCTTGAGCACCGTGTGGACAGACTTCGTGTCCTGAAGCTCGACGTTCTCACCCTTGAGAATGCGAATCACGCCTTCTTCGGCGGTCTTGACTTTATAGATCCGCTTGGCGGCTTGTCGCTCCAGTCGAGTCTGGGCGGCTTGTTGATCAGGGGAAAGCGTGCTTCGACCGAGAGACCCGAGTCCCTCTGTGGACCCTGACTCTCCACTCGATGAGAATTCACCACCACGTCCACTACCAGCCGGGACTCGTGGATGCTGACTCTCATTCCACTTGAGGACTTCAGTGAACATGACTAAGTGAATTTCAGGATGGATGCGTAATCAATCTTCTCGGCTTCTTGACGTTCTTTCCGCCGCTTAAATCGGCGGGTATCACGCGAGGAGTGCGGCCCCGGCGTCTGGTGTTCCTTGTTGACCGACTCGTTGTAGCCAATGCTGAAGGTGCAGACCGCGTAGGGATCGACGTCACCACCCTTGGCCTTCACATGCTCGATGCAGCGGTGCCACTTCTCCGAGTGAATATGGCCTTCACCCTTGAGCGCAGCACCACGACTGGTCAACAACCCGTTCGTGAGAGGCATGATTACCCTCCGAACATAATTCGGGCATGTCGTTGGCGTTGCTCACTACTGAAACGGAATCCCGGTCCAGCCGGGTTCTCGATGTGAAACTTACCCGTCCCTGTGACTGGGGGTTTATTCCAGTTCTTCACGAAATTTTCCAGTCCACCTTTGGAGGGGCGTTTCAAAGGATTGCCGAAGGCATCCTCGGTGGGTGCGCCTGCGGTGCCACCACGTCGTCCACTCCCGCTCTCCGCGAAGCGCCCTTTGGCGTCGTGGTTAGGATTGAACTTCAGGACCAACATGCGGCGGGTCACGATCATGGCTAGTCTCTTCGTACTTTGAAGACATTACCCGTCACGGCTTCGACGTACATATCGTTCACCGGAATCAATGTCCGGTCACTACTGTAAATCGTGCCGATGGGATTGGTCTTGAGGTCATCCTTCGGAGGTTTCGTCTTCTTCCCGGTGGGAACCAGTGTCTGCCCATCGGAGTAGTAGATGGTGCCGATGGGATCGCCCATGCTGGTGAGTCTCTGCTTACTCTCACCACCACTCTCTTTGGTCCCGCCACCGCCTTTACCTGACGAGAACTTGCCGTCCTTGCCATGGTTCGGGTTGAACTTCAGGACGCTTTCGAATTTGGGCAGAGCCTTTGGCTCCACGTACTGCTCGGGATGGGTGATCCGAGTCCGTGATACTAACCCGGTGATGTGCAAGGGCATGTCCGCTCCTGTTGCAACCGATTGCAAAAAAAGTCAGACGCTAGTGTACAAGAGATACCTCGGATGCAACAACTATTTTTGCAGCCCTAGTAACTGCTTGGCCCGGTCAGGATGCACACCCTGCCGGGTTACTAGCTGCTGATAGGCTTTCTCTTTCGGAGCCGTAGGTTTCGCCACCACGGACTTCATACTCACCGAAATCGGTTTCAGTTTCATGAGAGATATGCCTTGGCTTGTGCCATCATCGCTTCATCAGCGAGATCCAACGCCCATGTGCCCGATGTTTCTCCCAAAATCCATTCCCCAATCGTCTTCCCCTCATAAACGAAGGGTAGCTCGACCAGTGCTGTCAACGCCGATGGTGACTTGTCCTGTAGTAACTGCCTGATGAGCAACTGATCCGCAGGAGCTAGTGCCGCCACCGCCGCTTTCAACTCGCCTTCTTCAATCTCAGCCTGTGCGAACAGACGAATGGCATCCCAGTCAATTTCATCGGGTAGGAAACCTAGCTTAGCGAAGTAGGCCGCATTGCCTGCGACCCCTACGGCCAACTCGGTGGCTGACGACTTGACCCCGACGTTAATCAGTTCCGTGAACAGATTTTTCAGGAACGCCAATTCCGCCTTGGGTGTCCCGGCTACTAACTCGGCCTGCGTCAGATAGAAGATACCCGTGAAGGGATCAAGGAGCGCACCCAGCTTGAACTCCACTCCCTTCGGGTCTTCACCTCTCGCCTTCAACGCAATGTTTCCATCCTCTTCAAATCGAATAGGAGTCGCCCCGACACCCTGTCCCTTCGTCATCACCTCTTGCGGTGGCATACCCGTGAGCTTAGACAGCAACTCCGTGGGACTCATCCCGATGTGAGCATTCCACTGGGCCACGTTCTCTGGGGTGGCCTCGATACCCATCTCAGCCAAGTCAGCCGCTGTGACCGCTTGGAACACTTCAGCCTCGGCTGGGACAGTGGGTGTGACCTCGGTGGTCTTCCCCTTACTCCCCTCGATAGATCGGCAGAGCGTGCGGCAGTGTGGATGGTACGGTGGGATGTGCAGCCCTCTGGCCACCAACTCCTCGTTACTCATCTCCATGAATCCCGCCATGGCTGCGTTCGTTTGCTTGGGCCACGGCTGCACCACACGAAGATCGTTCGGGTCTTGCACGTTCAGGGCTTCAATGACCTTCTCTCGTGCGTCAGTTACTTCGAACACCTTGCCACTGATGAAGCGGCAGAACCGACTCGTGCGACCATCGAGCACCGCCGTCAGGCGATACCGGGCCATGCCCACCACTTCGGCCTCTGCCGTAAATCCCCATGTCGCCAAGCGGCTGGAATTCAGGCTGGCAATCATCCGTAGCTGCTCATCTCCCTGCTTATCGAAGGACACGAACGGGGTGACATACCGCCCCGACACAGGATCGGCTTTCCGCACTTGTTCGGTAGCGTCCCACTTGTTCGCTATACCGAACGGGATAGTTTCCTTCACGCCGGATGCGTGGCTGATCGTGATAGACGACACCGTAAAGATGCCACCCACGATCAGGTTGGCATACTTCTGTGCTGCCTCGGGTTTACAATACGCCAACGTACAGTGCGGCACGTAAACCGGGAAGTTCTTGTCCTTGAACGCCGCATAGTTCCCAATCTGCTGCTCGATGGTATGGAAATGTGGACTGCCGATACGCGCTACCACCGGAACAGCGCCACCGCTGTGCTCTGAGGCTGGAAACAACTGAACCTGTGTGACTTCGGCTTGGAAGGGGCGCTGAGACGCGATGAACGCTCTCAGGCGGTCGTGCTCGTCATCCACCAGTCCATACCGCACCGTGACGTGGTTGGGGTCCACGTCCTTACCGGGGTCCATCAAGTCACTCTCCTTGATGGCGGCTCGGGCGATATTCAACTGGATCGACGCAGTACTGGTCGGATCAAGCTCGACCTGTGTACTGCCGTAGGAGTGTTCCTGCTTCTGAACCTCCTCTGCACTCAGTTGCACATGCACGGGTTATCCTTCGATGAGTTTAGCCTGCAACCGTGTCGAACGAGCGTAATTACCCACAATCGTCTCCAAGAACTTCCGATCCTCGTTGGGGTGCTTGTCCCGAATCATCTCCAACACATTCATGGTGCCGTCCATGAGAGGAGTCACTTCCTCGACCTGCATCTTCCCCACCCCGTTGGGCCTGACTCTGGCCATCAACTCCAAATTCTTTGCCCCCGGTCGGAGCACAAACATTTCTACGTGCATCTGGTCCTCCAAACACCTACATTATACCATGTTTCGTTGGTAAAATCTAGTATTTCATCAAATGCACTTTCTTCCACATGTCGTAGAGGCCATCCGGGGTCTGAAGCGCCTCTCTGACTCGCTTCACTCGGTTCAGAAAACCTTGACGTTCCCCATCCGTCATGCTCGGGTGTCGGGCCACCAAGGCTGTCCAGTCGGCGGCATCAATGGACGCGGTGATTTCTTTTCTCAGGTTCTCCGGGGGCTTGGCATCACCTTCCATCCACTGCCCCACAGAGATCGACCGAAAGTAGAACGACCCCTCGTCATAGGCATCAGGCATGCTGTAGCCGTTATCGATGGCCACAGGATTACCCTTGTGCCCCATC